AGACATGCTGTTTACGGAACAACCTGTAAACAATCTAGCTTGGTCGATATCATCCGCAAAATCCTCTATGGAGATATACTTGGGGTCAGTACCCACCTTAATTACGTTAGTGACCCAAGGATTAAGCATGGCAGATTCAATGAGTACGTCAAAGTCTGTGTCTCTAAGGTCTGCTGTTATGTCGCCAGCTACCGTTCGGTTACCCTGACGGTCTACGCGAGACATACGATCAGCTTGAATGTCAGTACCAGCAACACGCTCTTTGTTCATGTTCAGAGAGTGAGAGGTAAAAGGTAAGTTTTGGAAGTTACCAGCGGGGGTAGTGCCGAAAGTAGTTTCGACAATGTAAGATAGACTGGATCGTGAACCGTTTGCAAAGGCCATGTTATATTCTCCTAGAATTAGTTATAAGCGTAGCAGCTAATATTAACAGGAACAAAGAACCAAGGACTATCTAATATCCCTTGCTGTCTCTCAGCGTAGTTAATACGAACTGTTACACCATTAAGTGTTATAGAGGTAGTGGCCTCGAAAGCTTCCAAGACATTTTTAGCCATAGTATCCGCTGCGCTAGGGCCATTGCCCTCTGGTGCGTAGCAGTTAATACTAAAGAGTACATCGTACCTTTGTTGTGGACTAAGCCCTCTTACGGCTGGTCTTCGTGTCACAGGAAGGTAAGTTACTTGTAAGTATGGAGTACCAGTGGTAGGGGTGTAAGGGACGTTCTCGTAGGCTATGACAGGAACATCTGTGATTTGTGCAAGCTGCGTTTCAAGTGCGGCTCTAATCTCTCTGCTTATATCAGCCATGTCTTATCCTCAACCTCTCAAATACTTTGGCGGGGGCTTTCTTCCAATTGTTTCCACCATTCTCTACGTATATAGCATGGGGAGAACCATTGCGTAGTACCAGAGTTGATATATTTTCATAGTCTAAACTAGAAACATCTTGGGCTAACAATGCTCTACCCTCTTGTGCTTTCTGTGAAGGTACTTGTTTTCTAGGTAGACCCTTAGTTTGCTTACCTCTTGGTCTACCTGCACCCTTGGTAATTGAGAAGGAAGTTATGTAAGCACCAGTATCTACATGGGGAGTAGAGAACATAATAGCATCATCCGCAACCTCGTTTACAAAGGACTCTGCCTTCTCCGCTGCAAAGTCTCTAATCTTGTCGAACTCAGCTTTAAGGGCAGTCCTGTTTACTTTCATTCCAGAGGCCATTATTCAGCTACCTCACATAAGTAACAAACTGTTACCCCAGAGGTATAATAAGTTCGCACTCTAGTTATGTTTGCTACATCCCCAAGGCCAGAGACTTGATCCCCATCCTCTGGGACTGCACCAAGGTTAAGAAAAGGTATAACCACATTGCGTGATCCCCTAGTTACATCCGTTGCGATAATTCCACCAACTACGTTATACATATAACCAGTAAAGATAAAGTTCTTTGTCGTGACAGCAGAGGAACCAGTAGCGGGATCATATGCCGCAGAAGTAGTCTTTACTAGGTTCAAGAGAGAACCATAACGATCTACCAGTTTAAGTAAGTTATACGCTCTCATGTCCTATCCTTACTGGTATCTAGTGTAATCGGCGTCGTTTATATCAAACTGGTTCATAATAAACTCAGGTCTTACGCGATTTGTATTAGCCCTTACACCATTAACAGTCGATACTATTATACCTCCAGCAGCGATACCTAATCCACCTAGCTTCTGTGCTTGGTACTCTAGGGTATCTGCTAGGGTCTCATAGTGCTGACTAAGCTGTGATCCACTCTCTTTAAGCGCACCACTAATCTCCGTGTCTACACTCCTTGCGTACTTACCTGCCAGAACTCGACAAAGCCAAGCCCCAGTCTTGTATACGTTGTTGTTTGACTGAGCTAAGGCAAAGGTAACCTCTTCATCTCTAACCTGTTGGTCAAAAGTATCTGTATCACCAATCAACAACCTAGTTGCGTTTAGACGCCCAAGGGCATCAGCAGTGTTAAGGTTTCCTTCGTCGTAGCTCCAAGCCATTAGTCACTCTCCAACTGTCCGTGATTTCTACGCCAACTACGGATTAAACCGCGCTGCTTATCCACTATCCTAGACTTCTTACACTTTCTACGATCAAAGTCAGTCTGCGTCTTAGTGGCAGCTTTAACCTTTTCGTTGATAGCATCTACTAACTTAGCTAGTCCGTCATTATCAAGGGCTTCTAAACCATCCCCAACCTTAGCTTGCGCCTCTTGTTCTGAGTCATGGTAAAGGTATTCGTTATTATAAAGTCCCTCAACAGTATCCTGATCTACGGATAGCTCTTTCCAAGGGAAGTGTTCCTGTAGTTTCCAGTCACGACCACTGCCGTTAAACTCTACTTGAACGAATGTGGGTCTGTCATATTGAAATGGGGTCATCGGGGTTCCTAACATAGATAAAGAGGTGGGAACCCTAAAGCTCCCACCCAAGTTGTTTACGCTACTACTGATAAGAAGAAGTAGCCCAAATCTGCGCCAGTGACTTGCATGTCATAGGCCATTTTTACTTGGATATGTTCAGCGATTTGCTGACGCTTCAAAGCATCGTCTGAGAAAGACTCAACAGTGATACCCAAGTTATTCGTACCCTCAAGGCTATTCCAAGCAAAGGTGATACCAGCGGCAGGGGTCATAAGACCAGCAGCGCGAGGACCGTGTACGAGGAGAGCATGTTTACCTCCGATAAAGGCGTTACTTTCAGTAAGACCTTCAGCAGCGGTATTCTCAACAGCTTCCATGACAAGGAAGTTTTCTACACCAAAGATTTCTGCAAGCTTGTTGTCAGTAACCAATGCTGGGTTTTGAACAGTAGAACCACCATTCAAACGAGCCAACACTTTGGGGTGGTTGACAAGGATGTCACGTACTGCCTTACCTACAACCATTGTATTTGGCTTAAAGCCACCAGACTTGAGTTGCATTACGCGACTAGCAGTAGTCACATCTTGCAGAGGTGTACTCAGTGTATAGTCTGACCAAAGGTTTGCAGGAGTTGTTTCTGAACCCCAGATACCAGTGGAAAAGAAGTTAGTTGCAAATTGCTTTTCACGATGGATCAGCAGTCGGTTAGTAAGGGTTGTCGCACCAGCGGTACGGATTTCCAAGGCAGCATCTTCGTTTGCCAAGGTCTGTTGATCGAAGTCCATAGCCAGACCATATACGTCTGAGTAGTACATACCTTCGGAAAGTGACATTCCGATACGGTTAACTTCTGTTCGTGGTGCAAGTACTTTTACGTCACCCGAACGGTTCATGTTGTCGCGGTCGTAGATGTAATATTTATCCGACTGCTTTGAAACACCCAAGGTTGGGAATACCTTATCTGCGATAAAGCTGTTCTGGTCTTGGACATACGCTATAGTAAGGTTTGTCAGTGGTGCGTCTACATGGACGCTCGATGGGGTCAATAGTGGCATTATGTTATTCCTTTAAGTTCTAAACCTATTACAGTTTAAGAGGCCCAGCTTGAATGAGTTCGATAGCGATGATCTGACCGTCAACACCAGCTTCATAAGCATGGCCCATGATACGGTCGCCAACGGTTGATGTGATAGCCTCGCCTGCAGCGTTAGCACTAACAGCAGCACCGATTGCGACGGTTGCGCCACATTCGACCATAGTCTTACCCATTACAGTTACAGTTACAGCTTTCCCAGCAGTACCTTGAACGATAAGGACGCCAAAGGCTTCTTCGCCAGCGCCAGCAACAACAGCTTTCATCGCTGCGTCTGTTTTTACGAAATGAAATTGCTTTGCGCTAAGATCAGCACCAGCAACTAGAGTGCGGTTGTCGCGTGATTGCATAACAGCCATGATTATTCCCCTTTATAGGATTTAGTGATTAGAGCTTTACCTTGGTCGGTCTTAGCTACGGCAGCGTATGCTTTAGCGTAGTCGCTCTTTTTCATTGTGTTGGTGTCCATGTAGGACTTTACAAGCGCATCAAGTTTCTCAGATGCGGTGGTAAAGTTACCGTCAACATCAGACTTGCCTACTTCTTCCATAGAAGTACCAAACGCTTTATCAGCAGCTTTCAGTACACCCATGATTTCTTCGTTAGTCTCGAAAGACTTAACTAATTCCTTAGCGGTAGCAGCATCAAAGTGAGGAAGGGCTTCTTCCGCTTTGGCTGTAAGCTCTGCATCTACTTTAGCAACTTCGGCAGCCTCAAGAGCCTTCAAGATTACATCAGGGATATCAGCTTTGTTAATACTCACACCATCGTACTCGACAAACTCTTCTGGAGCTTTCTTTTCTACGACATCAGCCTTAATAACGTAACCGTCTTCGATCAACGCTTTACGCAGGAGTTGGTTTTCAGACTTGAAACGATCAAGCTCTGCTGACAAGGGGTTAACTGGCCCTTGAACTTCGTCTGACTTCTTCATGTCGAAGTTATATGCTTTCATGGCTTCGGCTTCGTCCATGCCTTTGTCCATATAGGGTTTAAGTTTCTCCAACATATCAGGAGCCATTTTTTCTAGTGTTTCTACTTCGTTTTCCATTTTCTCTCCGTTGGAGTTGTCACGCTTGAACAGTGATACCATTGCTTGTGCATTGGCTGGGCGATCAACTAATGATAGTTCATCTAACTCAAGCTCCATTAAAAGGTTAGCCATTATAACTCTTCCTTCATTGCTCTGCCGCCAATACTAAATGCAGCTAGTTCACCAGACTTGACCTTGGCCCAAACATCGTCGTTATATACTTTAAACGCGACAATCCAACCCTCACGGTCACTCTGTATGCCAAGGGATTCACCTATCTCTTTTGTGATAGGCATGGAGTGTATTACAGCCCCAATTTGGTCGCCCTTGTGCATCTCTTTACCGACACGAACATGTTCCATAAACTTGTTTACGGCACGTACAAGCGTGTCCGGTTCTATTACATCCCCTTGGCGGTCGATCACTGGTTCACCTTTTTCGGTTACTACAGAGGCCCAGCCATAGACCATGCGTTGTTCTTCATCCGTCTTTAATATTTTTCCTGTTAAGTTCACCTTAGTCATCAGTCTAAGTCCTCCCTAATTATGATTGTGAAGTAACTATTGTTGGGGAAGGTCTCTACTGTCGCATCACCATAAGTAACTTCTACCTCTCCGTAGTAAGTTCCTGCCGTTGTAGTATCAGCAGGGACCCAAGAGTAAACTACAATTCCTTTAACTGCGTCTGTTACAACGGCAGCGGCATCTACAGTTAGTGTACTTGCTCCAAAAGCTTTCATGTGGAAACGAACGGTTGCACCAGCTAGCCCTACTGGGTTTCCATTTGCATCCTCAAGCGTTACAGCCAGCTTTGGGCTAGTGTCATTTGTTTTGATCCTAAAAGCCATTAGCTGATTACCACCTTATTGTTGCTGTTATTAAACTTAGTTGAGTTGCTATTTGCAACCTCAGTCTTAGTCCCTATACGGGGAGTACTTATGTTAACAATACGGGCGAAAGCAGGGTTCCAGAAGGGAGACTCTAAGTAGGGTATGCCAGACAATAAAGGTTCCATATAGAATATGTGATCGCCATACTTTACCACAGGGGGTACTATTGGCGGGGGAGTAGTTATGCCAACGGGGAAGAGTATGTTTTTCTCAGTAAAGGCCGCGAAGTCTACAATCACAGCGCCCGTTGTGATACCTACAGCAGAAAGGGTCTCTTCCTCAGACATAGATATATCTGGTAGGTCTACAGCGCCTGTTGTGATACCTACAGCAGAAAGGGTCTCTTCCTCAAACATAGATATATCTGGTAGGTCTACAGCACCTGTATCTAGATTAGGTAACTCAATTGTTTGACCTTGGTTAAATGGTGCGCTAGGAGTCTCAGGTGTAGGTGTAGTTATGTCGCTAGCAGTAAAAGTTTCCTCTTCTGACATAGGTATATCTGGTAGGTCTACAGCGCCTGTATCTAAGTTAGAAGGCTCAAACGTCTGATCTTGATCAAAGTCTACAATAGCAACCAGAGGGTTACCTGTTGTGATACCTACAGCAGAAAATGTCTCATCTTCTGACATTGGTATTGCAGGTAAGTCTACTGCGCCAGTATCTAGGTTTGCAGTAGAAAGTATGTTACCTTCACTAAGCAATACAGAAGGGGTCTCTGGCGTATCTGTAGTTATGTCTCTAGCAGTAAAAGTTTCCTCTTCTGACATAGATATATCTGGTAGGTCTACTGCGCCAGTATC